GGGCCAAGGAGCCATTCAAAGGCAAAATAAGAGCGGGTGTCACAAGCGTAGATAGCGCGAGACTTGCCATGTTCCAACTTCTCAGAGCAAGAAACAAGTGTCTTACCAGACCAGTTAGAGATGGGATTAACCGTGCACGTTTCAGCAGCCATGCGACGGTACGTCTGAGTGTGAAACCGCGTGAGGAGGGAGTGATCGATGTCGAGCTCAGAAGAGGCAGCGGGTGAATGAGACCCGTTGACACACCAGAGCCACCGCTTGTCCCAAAACTCATCAACGTCGGGGAGGGGACAATCTCGCATCTCATCGTCGAGAATAGCCTTGACATGCTTAGCCAGTTCGTGCTGATCACAGTGTAATACTTTTGCAGCCACGCCTTCAGGGGATAACCTGTAATCGCGATCAGCCGCAAGATCAACGGAAGCGGCGAGTCTTCCAGCAAGGACATTACCCTCGACTAGCATACAACCGAACATAATCTGACTGGCACCGATCGCTTTGAGCACTATGCTCATGGATTTAGCGAAAGATGGATCAGTGACGTATTTAAATGCAATGTCGTAGCCGAGGCGGGGGAGATGCGAGGATAAACCGTAACCATATAAACAGAAAGCCTGCATGACATCATCGTAGACGGCACCACCTAGGAGGGCAATGAACCGACCGACGGACGCAGGCGACAGAGAATCAGAGAGAGAAGTGAGGAGAGGAGAAAGCCGGAGATTGCCCTTTGAATAGACGGCAGCGTGCTTTTTTCGGGGGAATAGCGCGTGCCTAAACCTCTTATCTCGGATGACCCGAAAATAAAGGTTAGAGCAAGACCGTTCAGATCGGATGTCAAACTTATGGTTAAAACGTGAACAAATAGCAAGGAAAGGGGCTGAGGCGGCAGCCGACCAGACAAACCCCCGCTCCATACCGCTAGCAGTGTAGAACAGCTCGACTAGCGAGGCTTGAGTTACATCACACTGAAGAGGAAAGGGGAGCGAGAGCACGGCAGAGGCAATAGGGAGGAGCGGATGGGAGGAAGCGAGTCTGCCGAAAGATGAGAAAACCGATGTGGCAGCGCCACCAAAATCATAGTCGAATAAGCCGGAGTACGAGGGGAGCGAATGCTCAACAAACAGAGAGAGGAGGACCGAGCCGACACAGCCGAAGCGTTCAGCCCGCTCGGCCAATTCATCGGTGGTCGACATTTATTTATTGTCGGCCACCGGTCGGGGCATCAGTACCGGTAGGAGCAGGCGTAGGGGCAGAGGGTTCAGAGGCATCACGAGCAGGAGCGCGGGCACGGTCAGAAACCGCGCCACCACCGACATTCACGCCACCTTCACGAGCGAGGGTGGGATAACGGACCGCAGTGTACTGCGGGACAGCGGCGACGGGCTCACCTTGGTCACCATGGCGATCACTCACGCCAGGATCGAGCTGCTCCACCTTCTTGTCGAGACGGTCGGCAGCCACCTGTTCAGTGTCATCATGCTTTACAACGGGGTCCAGCTTGACGGAAGGAGCGTTGAGACGAGGAGGGATGAAGGAAATAGGCATTGCAGCATGGTCAGCGCGGCCAAAAACAGCATAACGAGCGTTGGCCGACGCGAGTTCACGCGTGGCACGAGTGCGCGCACGCCTAGCTGTGGAATCATAGGCGTTCGACTTACCAACCTTCAAACCAACAGGTCGGCTTACGTTAACGGTTACTTTTGACGATAAAAACTCGCTGGAGGTGGGCACGTGTTCCATCGTAGGTATCCCGTCATCATCGAGGGTAACGTGGGACACATAGATGCCCAGAGACGCGTTGAGGTTCAAGAACTCGCCTGGCGCGGGGAATGGAGACTGTCCGCGCACCCACAGATAAGAAGAGATTGAAGAGTCGCGCTTTAAGCGGTCTTCGACAGTGCCTGAAGTATCGGATCCACCTGGGTGGATGATTCCCATGGGGTCCATTTGACGGATTCGCACGCTAGACAAACCGTTGAGAGAGTTGCCTAACCAATGGTAAAGCATAGGTGTAGTACGCGCGGACCTCACCTGGACTGCGAAAGCAGAGGCGTATGCGTCACAACCGCCGTATGGAGTGATGGCTTCAAACAGAGGATGAGAAACGTCAACGCCGACGTCACCCAGAGAACAGGAACCGGCGATTCGAGCGCGTTCAGGGCAGAAAGCGACCGGAAGCAGACTAGTCGGCTCGATCCAAAAGAAAGGAGCGACGGAGGCGAACTTGAGGTGCCGGTTGTCGTCAGGAATACTAATCGAACACGCGCTTAGGTGGCGGGCGACGTGATTCTCACCGCCATGACAGCCAAAGATTTTGCCCAAAACGTTAGCATAATTATTCCCAAACTTATCCATGACCGAATTGATCTGAGCACGGTGCCGGGCAACCATAGCAGCAGTGCCGGCGAGGTGCTGGCCGGGGTCGACCTCGGGGTCAGCATGAGTCGTACCATTAGAAACAAAAGGGAAGATGGATCCACGCAATTCAACACAAGGATCGGCAAAAGCAACACCCGCCGCTGTAGTTAGCAGGATAGCATCGCAGTAAGCAGCAACTGCATTGAAAGAACCAGTTTGGAGAGCAGGAATACCGGTATAAACATCAAGTCCAGAGTGAATGCCACCGAAGGGGGGCGAGAAGGCACCGCGACGGAAAACGTCACGCATAAAACCACCTTCATCAGTGTGACCTACGACAGTCAAGGTCTTGTGTAGACCACGAGCAAGAGCATAACCGAACAAAGACCCAACGTCGCACGTAGCCATGTTAGCACCAAGGATACGGAGCGCACCGACAATAGCAGCAGTCAAAGCAGATCCAGAAACAGAAGAAATCAAAGGGCGACGAGTAGTGGCGTCCAATTCGACAACATCAGTCGCGACAGCACTACCTTCACCAGCAACAGCATTAGCAAGAACAGAAAAAATGTTTTGGTTCATTTGAGTTTCAACAAGGCGCGGAATAAAAACAGCATTGGTAAGAGCAGTAATAGGAGCATCGGCAGCGCCGAGCGTATGGATAGTCAATTCATTATCACCCCGAAGATGGCTAGATTCAAGGTTGTCGTAAAGACTGGCACACGCAAGCGCGCGACCGAGCCGTTCGACAACTCCAGCCAAGTTGGTGATCTCGAAAACAGAACTAAAATTGGAGTACTTGCGCGCGAGATTAATAAAATCATCACGCAAGTCATTATGGGTATCATACATTGCGTCATACGACGCGACACCGATAGGGGTCACTGCGAGAGCAGTGGAAATTTTGTCGTAGACACGGCCGACTTCATATTGGATAGAGACAACTCGAGATTCAGAGTTGTCCTGAAGGGTTGCAGAAGTACGGGCCGTGGATGAGTACCGACGGAACTCATTCTCCTTGACTCGGGGATTACCCGCCGGCGCGCCAAGAACGCCAGACAGGAAGTGGTTAGTGACCACAGCACGGGGAACGGTAGGTTCAGAAGACATAATTTCCGTTGAGGTGATATTTGGCAAATACGTATAGCTATCAACGGAACCCTCCTTCTATAACGTAAAAACCCGCCCGGACAGAGCACGCACAATGTTTCAGTGGGATTAATCGGTGGATCTGGTCAAGATTCCTGCATATCACCTCAGGATACTGCGTCGACCGAACACAGTAACTTCTTGGAAACGATAGGTC